AGAAGGCTGATATTGCTATTAATCCGTACCACTACAACGTAAGCGGTAAGCAGGGTGTCAAGGCATATCTCAAGACAATGTATATTACCATTGCAGAAGACGACTTTGAAGATCGTTACTATGATATTCCTGATTCTGCTCAGAACATCGTAGATGAAGCTTTATGATCATCAAAAGCTTGCCCTAACTAAACTCAAGACTGGCTCCATCCTTGTGGGTGGAGTCGGTTCGGGCAAGTCACTTACATCTCTTCAGTATTTTTTTAATAAAATTTGTGACGACAAAAAACATCCAAATTTGTTGCTTATTATAACGACTGCTCGAAAGAGAGACACTAAAGAATGGGAAAAAGAATGTTCAAACTTTATGTTTGCTGACATGGGCGTTGATATAGTAATTGACTCTTGGAATAACATTGAGAAGTATGTAGGCATTCAAGGAAAGTATGTTATATTTGATGAGCAACGAGCCGTTGGATCAGGTAAATGGGCAAAGTCATTTGTAAAGATCGCAAAGAAGAATGACTGGATCATGTTGAGTGCAACTCCTGGAGATACATGGTCTGATTATATTCCGGTTTTTGTTGCTAATGGATTTTACAAGAATCCTACAGAGTTTGTTAGAACTCATGTTGTCTTTAAACCGTTCATGAAGTATCCTGTTGTCGATCACTATGTCGAGACTAAAATATTAGAACAACATAGAAATGATATTTTAGTTTATATGGACTTTAAGCGAAAAGCAGTTCATCATCCAATAGACGTTATAACGGAGTATAATCATAAAGATTACTTTTATATTGTGGATGAGGCTTGGAACATTTATAAAGATGAACCAATACGAGATGCTTCAGGATTAAGTCAAGCTCTTCGTCGCTGTGTTAACAGTGATCCAGATAGGATAAAGAAAACTATAGAGATTATTAAAAAGAAGATCGGCTGTATTATATTTTACAATTTTGATTATGAGCTAGAATTGTTAATTGATATGTGTGAGCGTGAGCACTTTGATTATTCTCAGTGGAACGGACACAAACATGAACCTATTCCAGTTACTGACAAAAATTATTGGTGTTACTTAGTGCAATACACTGCTGGTGCTGAAGGATGGAACTGCATCGAAACAGACACAATTATATTCTATAGTCAAAACCACTCGTATAAGATAATGACCCAAGCAGCTGGTCGTATAGACCGCCTCAATACACCGTTCGCTAATTTATATTTTTATACGCTTAAATCAAAGTCAAAAATTGATTCGTCAATTTCGCGATGCTTAAAGAACAAAAAAGATTTTAATGAAAATAAATATTATGAAGATACAGACGAGTTTTCTAACAGATACTAAGCATTCGGATTTTTCACGCCATATGGTGAGAGAGAAGATAAAATGGTGCGCTTGCAAGACATCATTCTATTTGTACCTCTCCTTAAAGAGCGTATGACAACATCACGTCATATGCTCTTATATTTTTAGAAAGGAATCCGAGCCATGGGAAAAAGAGAAAACGATTATCAATCTGGATTAATAGATAGAATAAAAGATCGTTTTGATGGTTGCATGGTTCTAAAAAATGATTCAAGTTATATTCGTGGAATACCGGATTTACTTGTGTTATATGAAGACAAATGGGCAGCTTTAGAATGTAAACGAGGTAATAAAGCTTCTCATAGGCCATTGCAGGATTACTATGTAAACAAAATGAACGATATGTCATATTCTAGTTTTATTGATCCGGATAATGAACAGGAGGTTCTGGATGAAATGGAACAGACATTCGCGCATAGAAGGACAACACGCATTTCTAGGCGCAAGTAAACACAGCTGGCTAAATTATGATGAAGAACATTTAACAGAATCTTATTATAATTTTTTGGCTGCACAGCGTGGAACAAAGCTACATGCTATAGCTGCTGAACTAATAAACAATCGTATTAAGTTGCCACCAACAACGGCTACACTAAACCGTTATGTTAATGATGCAATTGGGTTTAGAATGAAGACCGAGCAACCATTATATTTTTCAGACAATTGTTTTGGAACAGCAGATGCTATAGCATATGATGAAGAAACCAGGTTTTTACGAATACATGATCTAAAAACTGGATCAGAGAAAGTTACTGATAAACACGGGAACATCCCTCAATTAGAAATTTATGCTGCTTTATTTTTCTTAGAATATGATCTCGATGTCAATGACACCGAAATAGAACTGAGAATTTATCAAAACGACGATGTAATCATCACCAATCCTGATATAGACAGAATAGCTCCGGTTATTGACAAAATTATATCCTACAATAAAATAATAGAGCAGTTAAAAAGAGAGGAGTAACAAATGGAACACAGTTATATTTTGCATTCTGGCGTAAAAAGAAAGTCCGGCCGTTATGAATGGGGTTCTGGAGAGCATCCTTATCAGGACGAACCATGGTTCAAGGGCTGGGGAGATTACCGTTCTAAAGGGTTAACAGATGCTGAATTAGCTGAACAGTTCGGAATGTCTATTAAAGAAATGCGTTATAGATATTCTTATGGCAAGGATGCTGAGAAAGCGGCTCAGATAGCTCATATAAAAGAGCTGAGATACACAAGACAAATGTCTGTTAATGCCATTGCTCAGAAATTAGGAATGTCTGCTTCTACTGTAGATTCATATTTAAAACCGGATCTTGAAGAAAGAGTTAGACAGACCAGAGACCTTGCTGATGCATTGATCAAATCTGCAAACAGTAATAAAGCTATACATGCAATAGATGTAGGTAAAGGTGTTTCTAATGGAATGGGCGTTAAATCCACGAAGTTAGAGGCAGCTCTTACTGTACTTAAGGACGAAGGATATTTACTTGTAAAAGCTAAGATCCCGAATCCTGCTAATATTAAAAAGGGTACGGAGATGATGTTTTTATATTCTCCTACCGAAGCTATGAAGAAGATGAGTAACACCGAGGCTACAAAAGCTGCGTATAAAGACATAATGCAGAACCTTGACAAGATCAATCCTCCGTATGATGTCTATGTAGACGAGAACGGCAAGACAACTCAGGGTATAGAACCTCCCGTATCCATCGACTCAAAGAGAATACAAGTTAGTTATGCGGATCCAAGAGATGGAATGATTGCTATAAGAAGAGGTGCTAAAGATTTATCTCTCGGCGATGCCACATATGCGCAGGTTCGTATAGGTGTCGATGGAACTCATTACATTAAGGGTGTAGCAGTTACTCTCGATGACGATAAGTTTCCTAAGGGCAAAGATATTATAGTATACTCTAATAAAAAAGAAGGAGTGCCTATGACATCTCCCGATGACGATGCTAAACAGGTTCTTAAACCCATGAAAAAGAATCCTGACGGCTCTGTAGATATGGAAGATCCTTTTGGAGCTCAGATCATGGCCGGCGGTCAAAAGCACTATATCGATTCAAAGGGTAATGAACGTCTCAGTAGCATAAATAAAGTTAACGAAGAAGGTAAATGGGGCAATTGGACATCCGCTAGAACACTGGCTTCTCAGGTATTATCTAAGCAAGATCCGAAACTTGCACAGCAACAGCTGAATCTTCAAAAAGCTAGGTTTGATGAGCAGTTTGAGGAAATTAAAAAGATAACTAATCCAGTTGTTAGAGAAAAAGAACTTATTGACTTTGCAGAAGAATGTGACAAGGCAGCAGTACATTTAAAAGCTGCGTCTCTTCCTGGTCAGTCAGTAAAGGTAATTCTTCCTTCTCTTAGTCTTAAACAAGGTGAAGTGTATGCACCAAGTTACAAAGATGGCGATAAGCTGGCTCTTGTCAGATACCCTCACACTGGAAAGCATGAGATGCCAATCCTTACAGTTAACAACAAGAATCGTGAAGGAAGAGCAATCTTAGGAACTAATCCATCAGATGCTATTTGTATTAATCCCAAGGATGCAGAGATCTTGTCCGGTGCAGACTTCGATGGAGATACAGTTGTTGTAATACCTAATAACAAGCATGTTGTTAGGAATGCACCTCAGTTGGAGTCATTAAAAGACTTCGATACTAAGTCAACATACCCAGGTTATGAGGGAATGCCTGTAATAAAGCATCAGACTCAGCAGACAGAGATGGGTAAGATTACTAACCTTATAACAGACATGAATCTTATTGGTGCACCACCTGATGAGATGGCTCGTGCGGTTAAGTATTCTATGGTAATCATAGACTCTGAGAAGCATAAGCTTAACTACAAGGCATGCTATGATGAGATGCGCATTAGTGAACTCAAGGCTAAGTATAGACCTAAGGATGACAGTGATAAGAAAGCTGGTACTATAGTATCACTTGCCAGTGGCGAAGCTCATGTGCCTGAGCGTACATGGCAAGGAAAGATAGATCCTGAAACAGGTGAGAAGATCTATCGTTATACAGAACGC